CCTGAATATCGACATGATCGATATCCTGGCTTCCATCTTCGAGGATTTGCGGGCACCGTCCTGGCTCGCTCCACCTTCGGGTGGGTCTAGGGATCCGGCTCTGGTAGGCACCGGGCTTGTCGAACTCTCGACAGCATTCTCCTCCCTTTTGGCGGTCAAGTTGACCTCCACCGTACAGACCCAGTACGGACACATGATCAGTTCCAGTGTTCAGCAAAAGTTACTTAAGCTGTCGCGCCACAAGGAGTGGGGAACTTTGATCAAAAAGGCCAATGAAAAGGCCGCGGCCCAGCACCGGATGCTGGTTACCGCTCTTGCGGACCAAGGCTTGCGACATCACACGCGGGCCGGGCCGCACATCCAGTTCATCTTCACGATGACGGTTCTCAATCTGGTCGACTACGGAGAGTCGTACCTCAAGTGGAAGTTCGCTCACTGCGCGTGTGAGTGCTTCTCACAAGAGGAGTTTCCAGAGAGACCATCATTTGTCGTCACCGACGACCGTCCAGATGTTCTGATCGGAGGTGGTGTGTTCAGGTGGATGCGCGCGAGACTCCTCGCGCGCGACCTGGACCTTGGCTGGAACCTGTCCCAGCTCAAGAAGGGAATGCCTGTCGTCTCGGCCGAGCTCGTTAGTGCCGGCAAGGATAAGACAGTAGACGCGTTGTCTCGGAAGAATCCGGGGCCCGCGTGTCGGTTCACGTCTCTCGAGGAGCTCCAGTACCAGTGCATGCGCACGGTGCGGGAGATCTACCCCATGGGATGGTACCGTCCTTCCCCTATTTACACCCCCTCGATCTCAGGGCACTTTCTTTCATCTCGTGGTCATGGCGGAGCAATGGGGCGACTGGTTCGCCACCGCTCAACGCTGGACCGCTTGATGGTGCTCTGTGGTACTTTCCTTCCGCCGAAGAGCCGAGTCGACCGCCCCCACCCTGGGCTGTCGTCGATGCCTCCACCTGACTCCGTCTATCCGGAGTTCAAAACCTGTCCAGTATGCAGCTCAATCCCGGGGCGCATCTGTTTGGGTTGTGGGTGGCATCCCTCGGATTCGGTACTCGTCGTGCCAACCAACCATGACTTGCAGTACGTCCTAGACGATTCGGTCTCCCTTGACCAATCCGATACCTCCTCAACTCTGAATCTCGTCCGACCAGTTGGTCTGGCCGAGCCCTTCAAAGTTAGAACCATAACAGGAGGGCCCGAAGGCGCTTACTACCGCTGCAAGTACATCCAGAAGGCTGTGCACTCACATCTGCGGAAGAAGCCGTACGCACCACTCATCGGTGAAACCATTTCACCGGAACGCCTTGATGGCGTCCTCCACCATCCCGGTGAGAGTGAGTTCTACGTGTCCGGCGACTACTCGGCCGCGACCGACAACCTCCATCCCAGTCTCTCGAAGTTCATCCTCGAGACGATTGCGATCCGCGGTGGCTGGAGTTTCGATGCCCTAGGGCTATTCACGAGATCTCTGGTCGACCATCGCATTTTGAAGTGCGACAAGCGGACACTCGATACCGCCACGGAGGCGTACGAGGGATCAGGCGGTCGGGCGTCGTGGTACGCCGAGTTTCATTACACAAAGTTCTTGATGGAGAACAGTGTGAAGCAGGAGTGGGGCCAGCTCATGGGCTCGCCGACCAGTTTTCCGGTACTTTGCATCGCAAACCTTGCGATCACGCGCCATGCTCTCGAGCTGCGCAAGAAGAGAACCATTTCTCTTGCAGATTCCGGAATTCTAATCAACGGCGACGATATTGGATTCGTCACGGACCGTGCGGGGTACGACACTTGGAAGAGTGTCGCCGCACTTGGAGGTTTGACTCCATCGCTTGGGAAGAACTTCTGTTCGAAGGACTTCATCGTTTTGAACTCGACGTTCTACGATATCAAGCCGAGGGTCGTTCAGGATGGTGTTACCGTTCCTCGTCAGCTCACATATCGTCCATATGTGAACTATGGCCTGCTCCTCTGCAGGAACGAGAATGGAACACCGATCCAGGATGTTGCGTCTTCACTGATGCCGTCTTACGATCCACGGACACCAGGCATTGGCCAACTGGCAGCGGACCTGATCAAGGGCCATCCCGTCAATAGACAGGTTGATCTCCTGAAAAGGTTCGTCGCCGGCTGGAAGCCGACACTGGACAAGTTCTGTCCTCGAGGTATGTCGTACTGGCTCCCCACCCACCTAGGTGGTCTGGGTCTTCCCCTTGTGGGCCAGTTCACATCCCCCGACGGACGGGATCGCTTTTCTCGCGCACAGCGCGTGATGGCGTCCATGCTAGATCATGATCCGGAGAGAGCTGAACTCCTCCAGTCCATGGCTGGCATTTCCAGGTCGGAGTCGATTAACCTTTGGTCCAAAGTGGCCCATCAAGCAAAGAAGCTGATGGGGCCAATCGGATTCAGGTGGTCACGACAGGAGACTGGCGAGCGGTGTGGCTCGCTTTCGCCTCCACTTCTCGCGTCTGCATACGCGAGCCTCACCGAGAGCGATCTCGATGAGGACTTGAACGGAGAGACAGAAGAGTTTTTGCGCTATAAGATGTGGCGACGCGGTTATGAAGCATTGTTCGATACCGCGGCGCGCACTACTTTCGCACCTTACTCTGACGACCAGATCGTCGGCTCACGTCCCTGGAAGAAAGTTTATGACACCCATGTGGTTGTCACTGACTCTCCTCTCGTGGATCTCCGCCTTCCCTTCTCCCAGCACCTCTCAGCCCGATTCCGTGTTGAGCTCGTCACCGACAGTACCATTGTCGATGACTTGAGCTCCCCAGAAACCGAGACTGAGTAGAGTGGCGATCCCTCCTCGCCCTCTTCATGCTGGCGCGCCCTAGCGCTCGCCTGCACCCGGACAGA